CTAGTAGCGTTATTGCTACGGTTAAAATGTTAACCCATGTTAGCCTTGGTTGCAATACAACATTGACATGGTAGCCAGGCTGTTTATGTTTGGCTGGTTGCCTGCTAGGCGTACTGTATGCTTGTACAGTGTTTGGGCTTGCTGTGTTTATGTACAGTAGTTTGTGCTGGCTGTACGTCCATACAGTACTGTACGTCCATACAGTACTGTATAAAAAAACAGGCCGGGGGTGGGGTACCCAACTTGGCACGCTTTTTGCTGTCTCCTCTTTCTCCATAGATAATCTCTCGATTTGGATTTGGGAAGTGAAGGTGAACTCTAACTCTACAACCAGAGACCCGAGCGTAGAGTTCCTAGAACCCAGAACAAAGCATTGCAATCTACGCACGTGTGAGCGTATAATGGCCAAATGGAAAAACGAGTTGAATTTATCGAAGCATCGGAGTTCGAAGACCTCCCCGAAGAGGAGCGCGCAGAAGGCGTTTTAGAGGTCCTCTCAAGATCCAATGCTAAGGTGGTCCGCATTCCGCGCTCAAACCGTGTTTCACGGGAGCAAGTGGTAGGCGCGTTCGAGTCAGTGTTTCAGATGATAGGAGGCGTACCGCGCTTCGCTCTCTGGGCTGACGCGAACCCCACTGAGTTCTACCGTCTTTACGGAAAGCTACTGCCTCAGTCCTCCATGCAAATTTTGGACGGAAAAGCCGAGATGGTAGTCCGCCATGTCCTCCCCCCGCCCCGGAATGGCTCCGCCCCCTACCCGGTGGACGAGACAGAATGAGCGGATTGCTGCCAGTCCAGCCTATACTGGTCCCCCACGATTTGGGGCAGTACCGGTTGATGGAGGACTGGCGGTATAAGCTGGTGGACGAGTTCGGGAAGTTCCTAGAACACAGAACCGTGTTCTCTGGGTTTAAGTACGACGGTGCGAGCATCCCGCGGTTCTTTTGGCGGGTCATTGGAGGGCCGTTCAGACCTGAGTATATGTTACCCGCGCTCGAGCACGACGAACTCTGCAAGAAGAAGCCGCGCACGAGCGCCATAGCTGCGATGCACTTTTATCAGCGGCTCTTGGCGAACGGCGTAGGCCAAAAGACAGCTTGGACGATGTACAAGGCTGTTCTCTGGATGGGGCCTAAGTGGTGAAGGTAGTACAGGTACCATATGAACCACGTGACGTCCACATGCCGTTCCATACGCGAGAGCAGCGGTGGGCGGTCGTTGTAGCGCATCGGAGAGCTGGTAAGACAGTCGCCACAATTAATGATATAGTCAGTCAGGCCCTGTACACCGACAAGGAAAATGCGCGTTATGCTTACATCGCACCGTTTTACTCACAGGCCAAACAAATCGCGTGGGACTACCTCAAATACTTCACAAGAGACGTCGCCTCTAAGACGTCTGAGTCAGGGCTCAACGTCGAGCTTTTCAATGGCGCTCGCGTTACTCTCTATGGTGCTGATAATCCCGACGCTCTGCGGGGCATTTATCTTGACGGCCTTGTTCTTGACGAGTACGGGGATTGTAAACCTAATTTGTGGACGGAAGTTCTCCGAGCTACCCTGGCGGATCGAAAAGGATGGGCAACGTTCATCGGAACCCCCAAAGGACTGAACCACTTTTATGACGTCTGGGAGCTTGCGCGCGCCAACCCTAACTTTTGGTACACGACGCGGATAAAGGCCAGCGAAAGCGGCATTTTGGACCCCGGCGAATTGGCGGAAATGAAAGCCACCATGTCAGAGGAAGAGTACGAGCAAGAAATGGAGTGCTCGTTCCAAGCTCCTCGCCGTGGGGCGTATTTCGCTAAAGAAATAGTCGCCATGGAGGAAGATGGACGCTTGGGAACTTACCCCCTGGACTTGCGGCGTGAGACTCACTACGCGTTTGACCTAGGTCGTAAGGATAGTACCGCGGTCTGGGGGTTCCAGAACTTGGAGCGCGTGCGGTTCCATACGTTCTTTGAGGAAGAGGGGCGTGATGCTGGGTATTTCTGCGACTGGTTGTGGCACCAGAAGATGCGGGGCATACACGTCGGCAACATATGGCTCCCCCACGACGCAAAGCAGGAACATTTCGCTACGGGTAAATCCACGAAGAGCGTGTTCTTGGAAAGGGGCTTCATACCGCGAATTATCCCTAAGTTCTCGATAAACGAGGGCATACGGATAGTCCGCAGAGTACTTAAGTACAGCGAAATTGATGCGCAGGAGTGCAAAGAGGGGATTTTAGCCCTGCGCTCCTATCGTCGAGAGTTTAATGAAGAGCGCAAGGTTTTCATAGAAAAGCCTGTGCATGATTGGTCGTCTAACCCTGCTGACGCGATGCGGTACGCCTGTACCGTCGCCGAGAAAATAAGGGAAGAGGAAGCTCCACCGCCTCCGGAAGAAATGTACGCTCGAACCTTACACTATGGGTTTACCCTGGAAGAACTTTGGGAGGATCGCGGAAACGCGAACACTAGCAGATGGTAAAAGACAAGAACTTTTGGAGCGAACAGCTTACCAACTTCAACAAGTGGCAGGATGAAGCTCATGTACACAGCCAAGGCGATAAAGCGATTGCGCGCTATAACGACAAGCGCGGCGTTGAGTTTGGAAACGCCAAACGCAAGTTCAACATGTTCTGGGCGAATGTCGGCCTTTTACGAGCGTCGCTTTACGGAAACCCGCCTCACCCTGAAGTCAACCGGACTAACCTGGACCCTGAAGACGATGTCGCACGGGTTGCCTCTGAGATTGTCGAACGTAATCTTAAGCGGGACTTGCAACGACCGACAGGCGACATGGACGTGGCGTTCAAGAACGCCGTCGAGAACCGGATGGTCCCCGGGATGGGAGCAGTCTGGCTACGTTACGAGGCAGACGTAAAGATGCAGCAAATAGGGACCATGCAGGTTCCTTTGGTGTCCGGGGAGCAAACGTTCACAGAGTTCGTGTACTGGAAGGACTTCGCATGGAGCCCCTCGCGCACGTGGGATCAAGTGTGGTGGGTAGCCCGAAAAGTCCACATGAAGAAGGACAAGTTTGTTAAGCGGTTCGGCAAGAAGAATGTCGACAAGATAAACTTTGCGCATGAGGAAAAGAAGTCCAATGAAGAGGGCGGGCCAAAGAAGACCTATACTGCGCCGATATGGGAGGTTTGGGATAAGGACGACAAGAAGGTTTGTTGGCTCTCCGAGGACTGCGATGGCCTATTGGACTCGAAGGACGACCCGTACGAGCTTAGCAACTTCTTCCCGTGTCCAAAGCCGCTCTTCGCGAACACACACGCAGATTGGTTTTTGCCGGTCTCTGATTACGCACAAGTCCGGGATCAGTACGACCAACTAGACATCCTGCACCAACGATTGGACCTGCTCACGACCGCCCTACGGGTCGCCGGCGCCTATGACCAGCAAAACGAGTCACTAAAGACGCTGCTCAGCGAGGACTTAGAGAACACGCTTGTACCAGTTGATAACTGGGCGTTGTTCGCTGAGCGCGGCGGCATGAAAGGCTCCATTGATTGGGTGCCCATCGAGATGGTCGCCGCGGTCATGGATAAGCTGGAAATGCGTCGCCAGTCGCTTGTACAGCAGATCTACGAGCTTACCGGGCTATCCGACATCTTGCGCGGAGCCACGGCGCCCCGTGAGACTGCCAAGGCTCAAGAGATCAAGGCGCAGTATGCCTCTGCGCGGCTTCAGCATTTGCAGGGCGAGGTCAGCTTGTTTGTGGAAGAAGCCCTGGAGATAAAGACTGAACTAATGCAGCGTCTGTTCAAGCTTGAGAGCTGGATGGCGCGTATTTCGCCTTTGCCGCCGCATGACCAAGAGCTTATCATGCCAGCGCTGCAAATGTTGAAAGACTGGAACATGTCGCGTGGTCGTATTGAGATACAGACCGATGACATGGCAATTCCGGATTACAACCTTGAACAGAAGAACAGGGTCGAGTTTGTAACAGCGCTGGGGCAGCTCTTGTCGCAGGCGCACCCAATGATGGAAATGATGCCCGGCAGTATGCCGTTCGTTCTGGGGATACTACAGTGGGTGTGCGCTGGGTTCAAGGGTGGTCGTAATGTTGAGGGCCTCATTGATAAGGCTATCCGCGAAGCGCAGAAGATGCCCAAGGAGAAGGACGACGGCGAAGCCAAGGCTAAAGAAGCAGAAATGCAAATGAAGCAGGCTGAACTCCAGGGCAAGTTGAAAATCATGGAGGCCCAGCTAAAGGTCATCATGCAGAAAGCCCAGATTGAGCAGCAGAAGGGCCAGCAAGACTTGCAGCTTAACCAGCAGAAAGGCGAGCAGGACTTGAAGCTCACTGAAGCCAAAGGCGAAGTGGACATTGAGAACACGGAGCTCAAGACTGAGGCGGACATTGAGGCTATAGAAGATAAGACTGAAGCCACTGTGGCTTCTATCCTTAGAAAGGCGAAGGCACAAAGTGAAGTATCAGCCAACAAAAAAGTTTAGACAGATTGATGGAGTTTTGGTTGAAATCCCAGTGGATTCTGTGGGACGGCCAAAGCACAATGGCATGCTCGATAGACTGGTTAGCGATGACCACTATCATGGTCTTAAAGCCACCGACGGGACTCCCATTGATAGTCGTGAAAGGCATAGAGCTTACATGCGGCACAATAACCTGACAACGATGGACGACTTTTCAGACGACTTTCGGGCAAAAGCGCGTGCAAGTCAGGAAAGAGAGAACTCGCGTCACCGAAAACAAGTGATAATTGACGCGGTAAAACAACACGAGAGGTAACCCACCATGGATCCAGAAAATGACAATGCACCAGAAGATGACGACCTACGTTCGGCAATTGATGATAGCTTCGGCGACGAAGGAGCGGGCGAGGCTACTGAAACATCAGTATCAGAATCCGACAACGGCGATACTGGCGAAACAGGCAGCGGCGAAGAAAGCCAAGCGTCTGGCAAATCATCGGAAGGCGATGGCGGGGAATCAGATGCCGGGTCATCTGATGACGTCCCAGCAATACCATCAGTATCAGGATCAAAACCTCCGGCTACATGGAGAGCAACTGCCCGTGAGGAGTGGGATAAGCTTCCGGAAGTCGCCAAAACGGAAATCATCAAGCGCGAGGGCGACATAGCTCGGGCGCTCAATGACTCTGGCCGACAAAAAGACCAGTATGACCAGCTCGACGCGGTCTTTACCCCGTACGAGCCATTACTCCAGTCCATGGGCATGGACCGCCCTGCGGCCATCAAGAACCTGCTGGGAACCGCTTATACCATGCGTACAGGCACGGCCCATCAGAAAGCGGACGTGATAGCCAAATGGGTCAGTGCGTTTGATATTGATGTTGCTGTGCTCGATGATGTGCTGACGGCTTCCCTAGAAGGGACCGGTCAACCGGACCCAATGCAGAGCCAGATCAATAATGCTGTGCAGCAAGCTCTGGCGCCTGTCAACCAGTTCATGCAGAATATGCAGACCCAGCAGACGCAGGTCAGGCAGAAAACTGCTGAAGAAATCACTAGCGAGATTTCTACGTTTTCGCAGAACAGCGAGTTCTATGAAGACGTTCGGGAAACAATGGCAGACATCTTCGAGATAGCTGGCAAGCGGGGTCAAAATTTGACCTTGCAAGAGGCGTACGACCGTGCTACAATGATGGTACCTGAAGTGGCAACAGCGATCCAGAACCGCGCCAACGAGGCAAAGGTCCTGGCTCAGACTGCTGAAGCGCAAGATAAGCTCGGTAGGTCTGTCAGCATATCCGGCGGGTCTCCCTCCAATAGTGGAGGTGGCTCAGTTCAAAATGCAGATGACCTGCGAGGCCTTATCAACGAAGCGTACAACGCCGCGAACGGCTGAGTCTCCGTCCTGGGGAGGCCCTAGAATCTACGGACCGCTAGGGAAAATACTGGGAAGGTTATAAATCCACTCATTGGAGACTCAAACGATGTCATTCCCGAACATTTCGGACATCGCTGCCACGACCATCGAGAAACGTTCCCGCAAAATCGCGGATAACGTCTCGAAGAACAACGCTTTGCTCATGAAACTCAACATGCGCGGCAATGTTCGTCCTTTCAGCGGCGGCGAGCTTATCTACGAAGAACTGTCGTTCGCAGAGAACGGCAACAGTGGCTTCTACACCGGATACGATCCATTGCCAATTGCGGCACAGGACGTCATTTCGGCAGCCGAATTTTCCATCAAGCAGCTCGCAACCCCGGTTGTGATGTCTGGCCTTGAAATGCTGCAGAACGCTGGCCGCGAGAAGATGATTGATCTTCTTGAGGCACGCATGACGGTCGCTGAAGCAACGCAGGAAAACAAACTTGCCGAGTCTGTGTACTCGGACGGTACGGGTTCCTCGGGCAAAGAAATCACCGGTCTAGGGGCAGCAGTCCCAACAGCGCCGACTTCTGGCACCTATGGCGGCATCAACCGCGCTACGTTCACGTTCTGGCAGTCCGAGGCATACGACTCGAACTCCATCAACGCGGGTGCGCTTACGTCGTCAAACGTACAAGCCCTTATGAATCACGCCTGGGCACGCCTTGTTCGCGGTAGCGAACGGCCAGACCTGATTCCGATGGACGCCACCTTCTGGCAATACTACATTGCTTCGTTGCAGGCTCAGCAGCGCTTTACTTCTCCGGAAGTGGGCCAGCTTGGCTTCCCAACGCTGAAGTACATGGATGCAGATTGCGTACTGGACGGCGGTATCGGCGGGTTCTGCACGACAGAAACTGCGTTCATGCTCAACACGAAGTACATCTTCTTGCGCCCACATAGCGCACGAAATCATGTACCGTTGAGTCCTGGGCGTCGCCATTCAACCAACCAAGATGCGGAGGTCCAGATCATCGCCTGGGCTGGTAACATGACTTGTTCTGGTAGTCAATTCCAGGCACGTCTGCACGACAGCACCTAATCCACGCGGTGGGTGGGCTTCGGGCTGGGGGTGACCCCAGCCTGCTTTTTCAGCACTTATGAGGGCAAACTCATGAATCTTTCGGGTGTGAACCTGACCCAGGTCGACGCCACTGCCAAATTCGGGCTTGGTACGATCTATCACGACGGCTCTACAGGCAAGACCTACAAGTACATCACGTACTCTGAGGAAGCTGCCGCAGTAGATGGCGTTACCGGTGAAGTCTGCTACTATGTAGCGGATAACGGTATCATGGCTGACGATGTCACCAGTGACTTGTCAGCTTCGGATGAAGTCGGTGCGGGCGTTCTACAAGCCGCACTAAGCGACAACGAGTTCGGGTGGATCCAGGTGGGCGGAAAAGCCACCCTGACCATAGCCTTGACTGCGGGTGCGGACGGTGATCCGCTTACCCCGACAGGGGCCGGTGACGGAACTCTGGATGTCACTGCGGCTGTTACGAGCCATGTCTGTGCAATCGCCGGGGATATTTCAGCAAAAGAAATCATTTGCTGCTTCCCTAGCTAACGAGACGCGCCTACGGAATCTAGCCAGTTCCCGTGCCGGGGAAGTGCCGGCCTTAACTCCCACTAGAGGAAAAAGTACAAAATGGATCCACTACCGCAACAAGATTTCATCCCTGTCGGGGCCGTCGCTGGCCTTGATGAAGGACGTAACGCAGGGGCCTTGAACACTGCGCGTTTCAAAGGGGACGACAAGCTCTTTGTAGAGTTCTACAAAGACACGCTCATCCAGGAGCGCGAGTCCTTTGAAAAAGGTCGGCCTATCTACACCGAAAAGATCTTTATCCGGATCATGGTGCCAGGAGACCGTCGCAGCATCATCGAGCGTCCTGTTGACAATGTTGACAAAATGCGCTTCAAAGCTCAGTACGAAGCGTACATGGAAACTGGCGGGAATGATGCCCTTGGCACGCCTCTTGCCAGTGTTTCCTGGATGAACAAGGCTCGGGTCAAGGAATACGAGTTCTTTGGCATTCGCACCGTTGAGCAGCTTGCTGGCGCCCCCGACTCGGTGTCCAGTAGCTTCATGGGGTTTCATGATGACCAGCGCATGGCGCGGGGCGTCGTGGAAGGGGCGGACAAAGTTGAGCTGCGCCAAGAGCTTGACGATAAAGACCAGCGAATTGCTGATCTGGAAGCGCGCCTTGTGGCCCTGGAAGAAGAAGCTCCAGTAGATGACCTAGAGGACTAAAACATGCCGACGTACAGCGTCACTAACTTCAAGACCCTGCTGGCATCTGCTCAGCAAGTGGCGCGGTACATCGGTTATCCTCAGCCAACAGCAGCAGCGGGGAGTACAGACCCCGCCATCCTGCAAATGGTGCAAGCCCTGAACGACGCAGGGCTTGAGCTTCTTGATACCGTCCGGTTTCAGAAGTACATAAAAGAGTACACTGTTTCAACCGCAGGGGCTGGCGGTGCTGAGGAAGAGGTTGACCTACCAGGGGACTTCTACAAGCACATCGAGCACACGCAGTGGAACCGCAGCACTGACCTACCCATGCCGGGTCCGTTAGACCCTTCAGCGTGGCAAGCAGTGACCGTCAGAACGGTCAATGGTAGCATCGGTACGCAGTGGCGTATGCGCGGGGACAAGTGGCTCATCAAGGACCCGCCCAGTACGGCGGAGACAATCTCCTTTGAGTACGTTAGCCAAGCGTGGATCAATGACGCTGGGGGCGGCTCTAACTACAGCAATATCTCGGACGATGACACAGACATACTGGAGCTTCCGTTCCGGTTAGTTTGCACGCTGGCCTGGGTCAAGTGGATGGAGATGAAAGGCTTTGACTCCACAGCTGCGACGAAGGCATACTCTGCAGCCATCGCGCCCGGTGCAGGCACGTTCAATGCTGCGCCCCGGCTGCGAATAGACGGTGGGGGCAGTAGCTTTAATCGGCCGATAGACGGCAACAGTGTTCCGGCCACAGGATACGGCTCGTAATGTTTACTCGCGTATCACAGTTTCAGCCCATAAAGCAGACTGTCACGCCCCTAAGGAGCGTGAACCAGCCTATTTCTAGAGAGCATAAGGTCGGCACCTTAGTCGCTCCCCTGAATGGGCTACACACTGATATCGCGCTTGCTTCGCAAGACGAGAAAGACGCGCTTGAGATCGTAAACTTCTTTGTGAAGCCCAAGGGCCTTGAAATTCGGCATGGGCACCAGGAATGGTTCGACGAGCTGGACTCTAAAGCCCAGACGTTGCTGCCCTTTGAGGGAGCTGGCGGGTCCAACAGTAAGTTGTTCGCGGCTACCTTAGAAGGGATGTACGACGTAACCACACAGACGGATAACGTCTCCACGCCTGCTAAGTCCCTCACGTTTGGCACGCAGGGCGCGGATGTCACGTCTTACTGGTCACACCTGAATTTCTCAGCCGCTGGCACGAATTATCTGTGCTGTGTGAGTCCAGGTAACGGGTACAAGACTTACGATAATGCAGGGGGCTGGGTAGACCATCCAGCAGGAGTTAGTGCCGGTGAAATAAACGGTACAAGCCCCACCAACTTCAAGATAATTTCGCAGTGGAAAGAACGGCTTTGGATGGTAAAGGAGGACGAATCTACAGCTTGGTATCTGCCAGTTAACTCTATCGCAGGGGCCATCTCAGAGTATGATTTTGGCCCCATGCTAGAGCATGGAGGTTCCATTGCGGCCATTACATCTTGGACTCTTGATGGTGGTGCTGGTATTGATGACCTGCTCGTTATCATTGGAAAGGAAGGCGACGTCGTCGTCTACCAAGGTACCGACCCGGACTCTGCGAGCACTTTTGCCATTGTCGGAAAGTGGTACATCGGCAAGGTGCCAGAGAACGACAGGTTCTTTACAAACTTCGGAGGCGATCTCTGGATACTGTCAGAGTCAGGTATGGTCAGCATGGCCCGACTACTCAAAGGAGAACCCGCGGAGCGCGCGACGGCGGCTTCTCAAGGAGGCCCGGAGCAGACACAGGACTTCCAGCGAATAAACGGAAAGCTGGCCGAGCTTATCTCCGCCTACCACGCGGACAAAGGCTGGCAGATGATGTACGTACCGAAGGTGGAGTCGGTCATTGTTAAGCCTCCTGCGAACAACCCCAGTTACGCCGACTATATGTATGTGTTCCACATCCATGGGAAAGGCTGGTCAACGTTTGAAGACCTCCCCTGTGAGACGCTAGGGGTTTTCAACGGTCAACTGTTTGGCACTGACTCTACAGACGAAGTGTACCAGCACTTGACAGTCGCCACTGATGGCGCGGACTTTTCTGGCACTGGCGGTTCTATCGTAGACTGCAGAGTTCGTACAGGGTTTACAGATCTGGAGTTGCCGGGGGTACAGAAGACCTTCCAGATGGTTGCGCCTTTGTTCGTGGCCACTGACGAGCCTTCTGTATCGCTGCGCGTGAATACGCAGTTTGACCAGAGCACGCAGGCTGCTTCACCCAGCTATGTCGCCGGAACTGGCGCTATCTGGGATACTAGCACTTGGGATAACGCGGTATGGGCTGGCGGCGAGGAGTCATACGAGTCGTGGGTGGGCTGTGAAGCTGTTGGGTACTACGGATCGCTTGACATGGCCGTTCAAGGCCAGCCAGGAACTCTGTTTACTCACTGGCGGGCAATGGTCACGCTTGGTGGGTTCCTGTGATAGTCAGCGGGCCAGAACTTTACACTTGGTTCAACGAGCGGGCGCAGGTCCCCTGGAACGATCACATGCGGCTTATAGGCCGCAGAGTAGGAAACAGACTTACCTGTGTTGTCGGGTTTACCAATTTTCATGGAGCCTCGGTCCAGGCCCATATCGCAGCCGATGGCGCCCGCCCTGTATCCAGGGAACTTTTCTGGGCAGTCGGGGACTACGCTTTCAGAGAGCTGAAAGTCAGCCAGTTACTGGCGTTCCAAGCTGATTATGTGGCCAGCGGGCCGATGTTGGAGTACTTAGGGTTTACTCTGCTGCACAGAGTACCACCCACTGAAAAAGCCGGTGTGAACGTTTGGATGCTTACCGCAGCTCAAGCGCACCAATGGCTGGAGAAACACGATGGCAGACGAACCAGATCCACCGCCGCAGCCTGATTACGCTGGGCTTTCTGCATCTGAAGCAGCCGAGAATAGACGTCTGCAATTTGGCCAGAACGTATTCAATCGGCCTGGGCAGACTACGCCGTTTTCCAATACTTCTTGGGATTTTAGCCAGACTATACAGGACCCAGAGGGTAATACGCACATCCTGCCGCAGCAGACGGAGACGTTAGACCCTACTCTGCAGGGCGCTCTTGATGCGCAGTTTGGTGCGACCAAAGGTCGTAGTGAGCAAGCCCAGGGCCTGCTAGGTCAGGTTGACTTTACCCAGCCGTTTGATTACAGTGGGTTCCAGGATTTTGGCGTCCCTGTGGGTAACGCCAACCAGACTATCGAAGGGGAGTTTGAACGCCTAGGTGAGCTGCAAGCACCTATCCGTAGCGAGCGACAAAGTGAGCTTGATACGCAATTGGCGAATAAAGGTATCACAGAAGGGAGTACTGCGTACAACAAAGAGCAGCGCAGGCTCAGTGATCAGTTTAACAGGGATGATCAAGCTAACTACGGAGCAGCTATTCAGCAGGCTGGCAACGTGCAGGGCTTGGACCTTAACTCGTCCAACTACTCCAATGCGTTGCGTCAAAGTCAAGTGGCCGAAGGCTTGCAGTCACGTGCGCGGCCCCTTAACGAAGTCAACGCATTGCTCACTGGCCAGCAGGTCAGCGACCCCAGCCAGCCTTCATTCGCGGCAGGCGGGCAGGCTCGCGGAGCTAATCAGGTAGGGGCTGCTCAACTTGCGTACGGTAGTCAGCTGGATGCATTCAATGCGCAGCAAGCTGGTCAACAGTCACAACAGAACGCTATACTTGGACTTGCCGGTACTGCCGCGCAGTTCTTGATCTGAGGTACTTAGTATGGATCCTTATTACGGTGCTGACGGCTCCCCCAACCCAGGTCCTATCGGGGGAGGTCCAACAGCGATAGGTCAGCGGCTCGGAGAAGAGCAGACGGTAGACCCTGAACTGCTGAAGATCATAATGCAGAACGCCTCGCTTGACGAGGAGTCCAAGCAAAACGATCGTATGCTGGCTATGGCCGATGAGCTACGCCAGTCTGGCGCCCCCGGACAGGGCTATCAGGCTGGTAGAGTGTTCAAGGCGGAAAGCCCTCTTGAAACACTTGCCCGCGGAACTCAGCAAGCTGGCGGACTCTACAAAGGTCGCCAAGCTGAGGACGCCATGAAAGCTACGTCAGGTAAGCAAGGTGACCTACGATCTGAGTACTTAGCGGCGCTCCTTAGGAGTCAGTAAGATGCCAATAGATTTGCCTGATCCGGCGCAGTTTGCAGCCGGGCCATCTCCTGGGGAGCAGGCCCAAATGAAAGCTGCGTACATGCGAAGTCGCTCGCTAAACCCAGCGGCTCTGGCAGGTATGCTCACGACTGATAAGTCTATGCAGCAAACTGGGAATCTGGTACAGCAAAACCAGTCGCGGGATCCTTTCAAAAAGATTCCTGGGGGCTTGCTAGCAGGCGGCAATTTCATAGGTGACAATGGCGCTGCTATGGATCGCGCGCTTAGGTACCAGAACAACCAGGAAAACCGGAAAAATCGGTTACAGCGCGCCCGGATAGCCGCGTCTGACCGCGCGGCACGTCGAGCAGATAGCAAAGCGAATCGGGACGCTTGGCGCGAGCAACGCCGTGTTGATGGTATCCTTAGTCGTGCAGACGCGCGGATACAGTCGTGGAACGCCAAGAACAGACCGGCCAGGGTTTCGGATAAAACCCGTGAGACTTTGGCCACTGGTTCACAGACGTTGGACTTTACGCTGGCTCACATGGAGGCCTTCAAGCCTAAGTACACAGATACTGTTCCTCTTGGGGTGGGTAAGTTGGGAGAAATCCAAGACTTCATCGTTAAGAACGTTCAAGCGTATGGCTCGCCTGACGAGGTATCCAAAGCGGCATGGTGGAATGATTACGGAAGAGAGAACGGGTTGAAGGCCAGGCATGACTTGTTTGGGGCCACGTTGACCGGAAACGAAAAAGCTTCCTGGGACAAGATTGAACTTAACCAAGGCATGAAGTACGGAGAGATACGTTCCCAGTTAGAGCGCCGCGCGGATTTGCTGGAAAAGATACTCCACAAGCGGGCCAGAGCAGCAACGATCAACTACCGTAGCCCAAAAGTCATTTCTGAATTGACAGGGTACGAAGAAGACGAGCTGGGGTACGAGACCGATTACAGCAGTCTTAATTCTCTTCGTACTGCGCTTGAGAGTATCGGTTACGAGCTTCATACTGGCGAAGACGGCGTTCGTGCGATACCTAAAGCTCAGCAGCAAGCCCCGGAGCCAATGGAATGAACAAGCGCTTACTTCGTAGAAT